AAAAGCTGCTACAATAGAAGATTATATTGATTATTATGATTATTCTTTGACAAATGACAAGATAAAACCTAAATTCATAATTCATTCAAAGAGTTATATGAAAGATAGGAGCGCATCTGATTACAGGTGTTTAAGCCCTTTGTATGCTGCAAAGAATAATGTTGATAATCTTTTAGCTGTATATCAGGCTAGATATAATGTTTATGTAAATAATGGAACTGCTTACATTTTATTCCCACAGCAAAAAAATCAGAATGATTTATCAGCAGCACTTAATCCAGCAAAACGAGATGATATTATTAAAGATATGAATAATCGTTTTGGATTAACAGGGGACAGACAAATAAAAGCCGTATCAGATACACCATTAGCAGGACTTAACACATTAGTAAGCATAAAGGATTTAATGCCACTCGAAGAGACTGTTGCTAATTTCTTAGCTATTGCAGGTGTATTCGGTGTTGATAAGGATTTGCTACCTTTAAAAGATGGTACTACTTTCACAAATAAGGAAGTTGCCGAAGCAAAAATATGGTCAGATATTGCCGTTACTTATGCAAATGATATTTGTAATGATTTGACAAATATGTTCGGTTTAACAAATGAAAAAATTGCAGTAAAAACAGACAATATAGGTTTTCTACAATCGAACAGAAAGTTAGAACTAGAATCAGATAAGATACTAATTGAAAATTTAACTGCTTTAAGAGATGCCGGAATTGATACAACAATGCAATTAAACAAATTATATGAAAAATACGGAAACTAAAAACTTAGGATTTGAAACCTTTCGCAGTGATGCAGCTTTTACTGTTAATCGTGAAGATAGAAGTTTTACTGCTGTTATTGCGACTGAAAATCCTATAAAATTACAAGGCTATAAATATGCCGATATGTATGAAGAGTTTACCGAAGTATTGCGATGCTCACCTGATGCAGTAATGACTGACAGATTAGATAGTGGGTTGCCATTATTTGAAAGCCATTGGGAACGTGAAGCCGAAGATTTAAGGGGAATTTCAACAAGTTACGAAATAGGTAACGGTCAAATTGTTGCTACATTCAAACTCGGTGCAAGAGCTGACGAAGCTTTATTATTGGATATTGAAAATAATGTTTTAAAGTCTGTATCAATAGGATGTGCAATTCATAATGTAATGCGATTAGATGTTGATGGTAATGTTTCATATACTGCCCTAAAATGGGAGCCGAAACACGTAGCATTCGCACCCGAGCCAGCCGATGTTGCTTGCACATTAAGAAGCGATGCAAAAGTAGAGGGCGATGTAATCAAGCCAATTATTGAAAAAGATTTACTTAAAAATATATTTACAAAAAATAATTAAAATTAACAAAATGAAAAAGGAAGTATTTATAGAAAGTATGCGAGCTGACTTTAAAGCAAAAGGTTACACAGCTGAACAATTACAAGGAGCTGAACAACTTGCTGGTGGCTTATACGATGCAATGCAGAAAGAAAACGAAACTTTGCGTGCTGATTTAGAAAATCAAGCAACAACAATCATTGGTGAAAAACTTGGCGATTTAGGTAATGGTAAAACCGTAGCAGAAACAATCGTATCATTACAAAATACAGTTGATGGTATGCGTTCAAGTAATAACAAACCAGTTGGTTTTTGGGATTCATTCCGCACAGAGTTTGAGGCTAATAAAGACGCTATCTTGGCAACTCAAAACAGTGGTTCTGTTAAAATTACAGTACGCTCTGCTGCCCCCATAACAATGGCTAACATTGTAGCTCCTAAGTCATTGGGCTATCGTGATACTGTTGTTGATGCATCCCCTGTTTTACCTGAATTTTTGCCATCTTCATTAATCAATGAAATGAATGGTGGAGTAGGCTCAAACCCTTATGTATGGATGGAACGTACAAAAAAAGAGGGGTCGCCTGCTTATGTTGCTGAGGGTGATGCTAAACCTTTCATTGACTACAATTGGGCTGAAAAAGAAGTTACCGCTAAATGTATTGCTGCAATAGTTCCTATCTCTAAGATAGCAACTTGGAACTATCCTACATTGGAGCAGGAAGTTCGCAAAGAATTGATGGACGAGTTGATTAACAAATACAACGATGCTATCATCAACGGTGCAGGCACAACAGAAATTAACGGTTTGAAATCTATCTATGCTACTGAATTTGTAACAGCAGGTATTCAATTGCCCAAAGCAACTTTGTGGGATGTTTTGTTAAAAGCATGGAAACAATCTCGAAAAGCCGTAAGAGGTCAACGTCCTACTGCTATACTTATGTCAATTGATAAAGTAAACGATTTGGATTTGCAGAAAGACGAAAACGGAAACTACCTTTTGCCTACATGGATTACCAATGCTAACAAGACGTTGAAAAACATACCAATTATCGAAACAGAATATTTGACAGAAAAAGAAGTATTGATTGGGGACTTCACGAAAGCAACTTTCAACTTTGTTAAAAATATCGAGTTTGAAATAGGATGGATTAACGATGACTTTCAGAAAAACCGCTATGCTATCCGTGGCGAGTTTTATGGAATGCAATTTGTGAAAGCACACAAAAACAACTTCGTTAAAATAAGTGATATTGAAGCTGCTAAAACTGCAATCACAGCCGTATAAAAATAATGTGAGCGTTGGAATATACGCTCACTAATTTATAAACATAAAAAAATTAAAACAAAAATAGGAAGTACAGTCAATTGGAAAGGGACTACAGCTGACACTACAATTATAGTTAGTAATGCAACGGAAAACCGATTTAGTTTATATAAATATACATTGACTGGAACAGGAACTGGTACTACTACAGTTGCTAATCAAGTACTAAAACTTTATTTAGAATGAAAACAGTTTATTTCTTAAAAGACCACTGCAAACACAAAAAAGGCGAAACAGTTACTTTCTTAGTTGATAATCATGCGGAAAGCTTAATCGCAAACGGCGTGGCAACTGATATGATTGATACAGCGGAAAAGCCTAAAAAAACCGTTAAAAACTAAATTAAGGGCGGTCTATTGGCTGCCCTTTTTTAATAAAAATAAAATGGAAAACTTAATCACACCTGCATATTTTCACGGATTAATCGAGTTACCCGATTCGCAAGTTAGCGCAGAACTTAATACGCCATCAGGCGAGGCAGTTGCTTATCAAAATGATAAGCTAATGGTTAACATTGCAAAATATCAAAAAAAATTACTTGTTAAATTGTTTGGTTCGGAAGTAGTGCCTGACGAAGTAGCATCTTTATTAGTTGTTGAAACAACGCTTACAAGTCCAATAGCTAATTATGTATTCTGCAATGTAATAAAAGACTATCAAAGTACTTCTACAATGCAAGGAGAGCAAATACAGTCTGCTGAAAATACTATTCATATATCATATAAAAACAAGCAAGATGAAGCGTGGAATGATATGGTCGAAATGCTTGGTGAAATTCGCGAAGTACTTTATAATGCCGGCAAAGATTTTGACTATCCGACTGACTATTATAGCGAAATATATAAGTTAAGTTACTTCTTATGATAATCACACAAAAAACAAAGCTTAAAGAAATAGTCAATATATTACCAATTGCACAACTGGCTGGAACTGATTTACTCCTTGAATGTTCAAAATTTGCAATGCCTAAAGAAATTCAAGGCATAAAGCCAATGAAACATAGTGCAATAACAATATTACAGCAGTCTTGGATATGGGATATTAAAGACACAAAAGATTTGTTACTGGCTTATGTAGAGATATTTTTCGGTGTAAAAGAAAAACAAGAAGAGTGGCTAAAGAAAAGCCCATTAATAGATTTTTATCGGTTCGCTTGGGAAGTTAAAGAACAATCTTTGCGCTATGCCGATGCATTTGCCGAAATAAAAGTCGAGCTTACCGAAGACGAGAAAAAAGCAGGGTTTGGAGACAAAGACGAAAACGGACTTACTAACATGGTTTTGTCAATGTCAAACAAAAAAGGAATAAGCATGAAAGATGCTTGGGACTATCCACTTGTAGAGTATATTTATACTTTTCAACACGATGCAAAAGAGAGTAATAGACAAAGGAAATACAACAAAATAATAAGTGAAAAAAAGTAATATTATGGAAACAAAATTAATCAAAAATGATTTAGATGATAGTTTAAAATCGTTGCGTAAATTAAAATTAGCAACTGTTAGTTATGAAGATTTACAGACAATGCACATTTTATTATTTGAAGAATTAATAAAACGCGATGCAAATGTTACTTTTGTTAGTTCCACAACAGGTAACTATCCGAAAAATCATAATAAAACATTTGATGAAAGGCTTAAGGAAATGGAAGAAAAACAGATTAAAAAACACAATGAAAAATGAGAGCAGTAATAGATATTGAAACAGGCGGATTTAGTATCACTAAAAATGGAGTATGTGAAATAGCAGCAATTGTAATTGATGAAAATTATAATGAAATTAGTAGTTTTCATAGATACATTAAACCCTATCTAAGACCAGATTCAGACGAATTAGTATCTTATAAAGATGATGCAATGGCTGTAAATGGAATAAAAATGAGTGATATTGAAAACGGCGAAGAAGTTGAAAGAGTTGTTTTAGACTTAAATAATTTTCTTATTGAAAATAAAGTTAATACAATCGTTGGCCATAATTCAAATTTATTTGATATTCCAAGAATATTGTATTTATTTAAAAGATTTATTTATGTTGATGCTGTATTGCCAGTAGAAAAATATATTGATACTATTGAATTGGCAAAGAAAAAAATAAATCTTAAAAATTATAATTTGCCGTTTCTTTGTGAATATTTTAAAATTGACAATTCAAATAAACACACGGCAACTGGAGATTGTGAAAGTACTATTGAACTATTAAAAAAACTAGAAACAAAATGACAGCATTCGACAAAATATTCAGTGATTGCGCTAAACAAGTAGGGCTTGCTTGGTTTATAGTTGAAAACAACCCTGATAGAAATATAAAAGCTGCTACACAATATCAATTCCCTTGTATTTGGCGAAATTTCAATGAGCCTACACAGCCGCTTTTTGACAATCATCAACGTTTTGAAAAAGAAATGAGTTTGTATTTTGTTCACGTAGGTTTTGATAAATTAACAAAAGAGAAAATAAATGAAAATTTACATGATTTTCTTTTGAAATTCGTATCATTTAAAGATTTAATGTACAGAAAAGGCATAGAACTATCATTTACAAGTAAACCGTTTCCTAATTGGAAAGTAACAAATTATGACGAGTACGGCATCGTTTTCAATGTTACGGCTAAATATAGCAGTGTATGTCTGACATCATAGAAAAAATAAAGCTAGGGGCAAAAGAGATACTTTCCAAGGAGGGTAAAAAATTTGCAGACAATGTAAAGCAAAATATCCGGAGTGCTGGAATTTCAAAAAGTGGTGCAACGGAAAGCAGTGTTCACGAAGTTGCAACTGAAAACAGTTTGATTGTTTGGGGTCGACAAGACTTTCAGAATATCGAAACTGGTACAAGTCCGCAAGATGCAAAGCGATTAAACTTCACACAATTAAAAGGAAATATCTATGAATGGTCAAAGTTTTTGCCTTTGTCATTTGAGAATAACAAAAAAAGATACTCTTTTGCGTGGAATGTATCGGATAAAATAGTAGAATTTGGTACAAAGTTATATCAAAAAGGTGGTCGAAAAGATATTTATTCAAACGAATTTCAACCACTTTATGACAATATAAGCAAAGAAATTGGCAAAATATTCATTGAACACAAACTATTATGAGAACAATAACACACACAGGCGCAACAACCCCATATAACTACACAATTGAAACATCAAATAATTATTCACTTGTATTCGAGCCAAATACACTTAAAGTAACGCTTGGGAGTGGTTATGCAGCAACGCAAGAGGTTACAATTGCAGCAAATGGCATAACACTTAAACGCAATTGTATTGCTTGGGTATGTACATTTGATTTGTCGGTAATCTTTGAAAGTTATTTTGCCAATAAAAACTATGCCTTGAATTATTCCGCAAACACAGCAGACCCATTTTATAAACTTGCTTTTAATATTGTTATAACTGCTTTAACTGAAACACATAATGTACAATATACTTTGCGCTGGGGTGCTTACCAATTTGACGAGATTAAATCAAATGCTAATTATAGTTTCCCATATTGGGTAGGATTCCCACTTGTTGTTAATTCAGATAAAGAGTATGACCGCTGGTATTATACAAGAAATCAAACAGTAAATACAAATGCATCAATACAAACAGTTGTAATAGATACAAGTACAGCAGTTACAATAACACATGAAGTAACATTATCAAATCAATCAGTTCAAATAATAACATACACACCTAAAACCTGCCCTAATGGGCATTACTTGCAATGGGTTGATTCGCATGGTAGAATTATTCATTATATGTTTTATGCCAATCGAGACAAGCAAAATGCAAGAGAAATAAAATCAGGTGAAACAATACCATACTATCCTAAGTCAATAGACGATTCAGTATATGGATTGGGCAAAGTATTAGAAAAAAGTAAGCAGCGTACTTTCGGATGTTTTCAGTCAGTAGAAGATACCATATATCCAATAGTTGAAAGTATTGTATCAAGTCCTATTGTTAAGTATTGGAAGAACAGCCGTTGGATTGAAGTAAAAATAAAAGATATGACAGTTGAGGGCATGAAACGTGGCTATGTAGATATTGAGTTTACCGTTGAATTACCTAAAGACTTTATACAAAGAAGATGAAAGAGCTATATATTAACAGCAAACTAGTTGAAATTGATTCAAAGACAAGATTAGATTTGCAATTCAAGTCTTTTCTATTCAGTGGAATATCAGAGCTTACCGCTCCTCGTTCGTGGACTGTTTCACTCCCTAAGAGTTCAAATAATTTAGCACTTATTGAGGGTACAAGTTCGGGCGATTCTGCTAGTGAGTTTCCATATAATAATTATGTAGTCGATTATTATTCAAATGGTTATAAAGTAATTAATCAGGGCAAAGGTGTATTGATTAAGATTACAGACCGCATCGAGTTTGTTTTTACTTTCGGAAAGGCGTATGAAGTAATGAAGTTAATGAGCGAAAAGAAATTGACTGAATTAACAGAGGTCTCAACTGATTTTGGTCATTGGAACAGGTCTATGATTAGCAGCGCTGTAAATGGGTTTTATTGGTACAATTGGTATTCTTTTACAAATGAAGATAAAACTTGGGTAACTGCAAACCCTGACTTACCGATGGCTACATTGCATCCCGTTGTATTATTCAGTTATATTGTAACAAAAATACAATCAGAATTCGGTATTACATTAACAGGTTTAATTAGCGACCCTTTTGCATTACCTTTGGCATTTCCTTTGCGTAAGTTTGACGGAATTAGTACTATTGGTAAATATATACAAACAGCTTTGACTGCAACAAGCCCATTTAGCCCTTTGTTTGGTGGTAGAGTTCCTTTTACAGATGGATTTGTTAATTATTTCAAGTTACAATATTATTACCAATATCAAACCGATTTTAAAAGTATCTATGATAGGACTGTAAGTATTACAATAACTTCTTTTAATGTTTTTCTTGGTAATGGTTATATTTATGATATTATTTTAAGAGTTGTTAATAAATTAGGTACAGAAAGAGATATAGTTAGAATAATAGCAAATGAAGCTCCCGGAAATACAGGTATTTATTTCACTCTTTCTAATTATACATTTCAATTTAATGCAGACGATGATTATTTTTATTTTAGAAATGGTAATTATAATACTATTCAGTCAACTCAACTAACATTTTTAACATTAGTAAAACAAGCATATTATGAACCGAAACCATCTGTAAGTGAGACGGCAGATGGCGGTTACTTTCCTATAATTCCGAATTTGCCCGATATGACGTGCGCAGACTTTATTTTTCAGGCTATGCAGTTAGTAGGGGTGTTTCCATCAATAAGCGATAATGCACCGACTACAATTAACTTCATTAGTGCCGATGTACTTTATAGCAATATAGGAAGTGCAAAAGACTGGACAAATAAGCTCGTTAAGACTAACCCACGGTTAAGCGAACTTTCGGACGTTGCTTTTAAGTTTGGAAAGTACGCAAAGAAAAATACTTTGAAATATAAAGCAGATGAAACAAACCTACTTGAT